AATATGATATACTTATGGTAGGTACTTAATTGTGCTTACCATTTTAATTTTAGGAGGAGATATAATGGAAAACAAAAATCAAATTGAACTATTGACAATGGAATACAAAAAACTTGTAAAAGAAAGAGGGGGTAAAGATGTTACGTGCTTAAGTGACAAGGAGATTGTTAAAATCGCCTTCAAGATACTAAAGCATAATATTTATGACGAAATAGTATCAGAAGCTTTAATAAGTGTTTGTGACATACACAATGAAGGTTGGGAAAATGTGTGATATTGAAGAAGAGTTTCCAAACTTTAATACATTCAAATTTATAGTAAGTTCAGAACAAGCAAAAGGAGTTTATAATACTAATTTGGAAGTTTTCAAAGAGGGGGGATTTATGTTAGCAAGTATCGGAACTATAGAACACTATCAAAATGGAAAGCAAGGTACTTTTGCTTTAGATGATATAGTGGGTTATTATAATTCTAAAAGGTTACTGTGATGGGAGGGATTAAATGGATATAAAACTATTAAATGAAGGTTATATTAAAGAACAATATTTAATTGCAGTAAAATCGGCAAGAAATTGTTATGATAGTATATCTGATTCAAATGAAGAAATAGGAGCAAAAGATAAACAGTTAATGATGAATTTGATGAAATCAGGTCATCACACTATATTTGAACATATTGATTTAGTATTGGATATTAAAGGTGTGAGTAGAGCTTTACTACAACAGTGGAGTCGTCATAGACTGCAATCTCAAAATGTAAAAAGTACACGATACACACTTGATAAAATGTTAAAAGAATTTGAAGAAGAGATCAATTCAAGTGGTAAAGTTTCACAAGAGAGCATAAACAAATATTTTTTAGACTTCTATGGTTCTGAAATAATAATAAATAATATAATGAAAGTTATTTTAAGTATTGAAGATGTAAAGTTTAATAAAATAAGTAATGATAAACTTAAATATTTATTTCCTGAAGCACTCAAAACTGAAATAGTAAGCAAGATTAATCTTAGAAGTTTTATAAATATGTATAAATTAAGAAGTGATAAACACGCTATGCAAGAGTTTCAAGATTTAGTTGCTGAAATTTATAAAGTGTTACCTGAATATATAAAAGATTTACTTTACGTTGGAAGTGATACAATTGATTAACGATATAATTAAAACACTAAAAGAACAAGAAGGGTTCAGTGCAATCCTTTATAAAGATGCTAATTTTGTGAATACGATTGGATACGGAGTATCAGAAACCTGTGAACTTACTAAAGAACAAAAAGAAATATTAGGAGCTGATTCAATATCAGATGTTGAGAGTATAACAGAAGAACAGGCTGATAAACTATTAAAACTTGAAGTTTTAGAGGTTATTAATTATTTAGAAAGTTTAGATTGGATAGGAGAAATACCGGTAAAAAAACTACCCGCTTTAATTAATTTAGTTTATAACTTAGGGTTAAGTGGGTTTCTTAAATTTAAGAATACTATTAAAGCACTAAGGGATGGAGATTTCATAGAAGCTATGATTGAGATAATAGATTCAGATTATTTCAATGATGTGAAAGGAAGAGCTATTCAAGTTGCCTTAGATATTGCAGGAATTGAAATCACAACTGAACAGTCGAGGAAATTATACAAAATATTAGAAAAGAGAATTAAATGATGGGAAGTTTAGTTGAAATATCCAAAGTTTTTTATAATTACATATCTGAAAAATGGGGTAATTATAAAGTTATTGAATATATAGGAGAAATAGGTAAAACTAAAGTTAAATATTATAAAGTTAAATTTAAAAATAGTGGAAATATAATAGAAACTTCTGAAAAAACTATATTAGAAAATAGAGTAATTGACATTGAAGCACAAAAAAAAGAAACTAAAAAAACTTATCGACAAAAAAAGAAGGAGCAGAAGGTTCAAAAATATCAAGCTAAAAGGTTTGTTTTAAATCTTGGAGAAGAACCTCGTATTTTAGCTTTAGATTTATCCACTCATAGTACAGGTTGGTCTGTTTTTATTAAAGGTAAACTTGAAGATTATGGATATATTTATCAACCTAAAACTGAAAAATGGGATACAAAGAGAATTAATTTTATGAAAAACGAAATAATAAAACTATTTAAACAGTACAAAATTAACACAGTCGCTATGGAAGATATAATAAAAAAGAATAAAATAGCCTTATATGTATTATCTAAGCTTCAAGGGGTTATATGTGATTTATTATATAAAAATAATATTAGATATGCACTTATAACCCCTATAGAATGGAAATCAGAATATGATATAAACAGAGAAGACAACTATAAAGGTAAAAACAGTAGAATTGAGTCTAAAGAAAAAACTGTAAAATGTGTAGATAAGGATTTTAATTTAAATTTAAAAGAGCAATTTGAAAATAGTCCAAAAGACTTATCAGAGCCTTGCTACTATGATGTGGCTGATGCAATAGCAATAGGTTTTATAGCTTTAAAGAGTAGAATAAAAAAATAATTGTATGGTATACTTAATTTAAGATATACAAATAAAATAAATGAGGGGAGAGATGAATAATGTCTAAAATTAAAAACAGTTTTAAATTTATAGGTAAGGTGGATTTTGGGAATGATTTTTTCAGAACTATTGAAAGTTTAAAAAACAAAAAATGGCATGGTAAGGAGATTTCGTTTTCAATTAAAAATGAAACAGGTTCACAGTTCGTAAAGTTATTTGGAGGGACAACAGAAGGGCAGCCTATATTCACGTTTTCAAAAGATAAGGATGAAACTGGAAAGTTGATAAAACTTGAAATACCCTTGAATAAACGCTTTGATAAAGAAGTGATTGATACAGTGGCTAATTTCAAAAAAATTAAAGTTTTAGATAATGAATTTATCACTGAAGTGGATGCTATTGACTATATTTTAGAAAATAAAATAGATTTTGATGGTAAGAGAGTAGTAGTTGTAGGAGAGGTTGACTTTGACTTATACAAAGGCAAAGTTTACCAAAAGTATTATTTAACAGGTATTTATGAAGCTAAAGAGGATCAAGATGATGGGTTTATAGGTAATATGGCGATGTTTTTCAATGAAGATGCTTTAGAAGAAACTTATAAAAAAGGGAATGGTTTGAACTATTCCTTAATTGAAAAAGAAAGAAAGTTACCCATTACTATTTACATTGAAAAGTACAACAAAGACAAAGCTACACGATCTGAAAAGCCAAATTTTTATATTCCGATTGGAGTAGTTTTAAACATAAGTGATAAGTTTGACTTCTCAAATGAAAAACACATGAAAAGACTGGGAATGTTAGCTGAAAGTTTCATAGTTAAAAAAGGTGTATATGAAATGGGTTGGGAAGTTAGATACCACAAAGGAAGCGAAAAAACTGAAATTACTATGAATGATTTGACTAAATTTGAGAAAATGCAAATTGAGAATGGTGTTAAAACATTTGAGGAAATTGTCAAAGGTAAACAAGTCTGGGGAGAATTTACAGAGGAAATACAGTTAATTAGGTTTCATAGCAGTTACGAAAATGGATTAGAAGAAACTCCACTAACTGATGAGGACTTAGAAGTTTTATTCTTTGAAGCAGATTTAGAAGGAGAGTTAGATAAAGTTAAACCTAAATCTAAAGTAGAAGAAATAGACGATGATGAAGATTTATTTTAGATGACAATGGGGGGTGTAATCCCCCGTTACTTAATGGAAGATATTCCATAAAATTGAAGAGGAGGAAGATGTTTAATGGCTAAATACGGTAAAAAAACTATAGTGAAGATTGATCCTTTAGCGTACAATATAGGTTTATTTGGAATTGGTGGTGTTGGAAAAACTGATCTGGCAATACGAATGTGTGAAGAATTGGTTGGGGAAAATGGGTATATTCATGCTAACATTGGGCGTGAAAAGGGGGTAGATGCCATACAAGGGGCTATATCCGAAGACGTACAAGATTGGAATAAACTCGATGATATGATTTTAGATATTGTAGAGAATAAAGATACTGATTATAAAAACCTAAGAGTTATAATATACGACACACTGGATGAACTTGAGAATATAGGTAAAAAAGAAGTAATCAGATTAAATAACATAGAGTTCCCTAAAAACAAAACTAAAAATTTTAATTCGTGTTTTTCTGGATATGGTAGACAAAATGAAAAATTGAGTGATATAATATTAGAAAGCATTGATAGGTTGAGAAGTGTTGGAGTTTCTGTGATAATAATTGGACACACAAAAAGAAAAACTCTTACAGATCCAGTTTCAAGTTTAGAATATGATGTAATCACAGCAAAATGTTCTAATAAAATATTTGACGATATTAAAACCAAATTAGATATTCTTGGTTTGGGAGTTATAAAAAGAGAAATAGATATTGATGTAGTAGGTAAAAATAATTTTACAGGTAAAGATAAAACTATTAATGATATTAAGTCAGAACGACGGGTAATAACGTTTAGAGATGACAACTATACTATTGAATCTAAATCAAGATTTGCCGACATTGTGAATGAGATACCTTTCGATGCTTATGCTTTTATAAATGCGATAAATGATGCTATTGAGAAAGCTTATAATAAAAAGGATATAGGTAAAACTTTAAAACAAGCTGAAAAAGAACAAAAAAAAGAATACGAATCTAAAATAAATAAAAAAGTATCCGAAATAAAAAAAGAAAAATCTATTAAAGAAAACTATGGAACTAAAGAAGAACTTATAGATATAATAAAAGACTTTTACTTAACTACCGAAGATGAAACTAAAAAACGGTCAATAAAAGATGAAGTAAAGTCATTAGGACTTGGTAAGTTTGATGAACTTATAGATTGTGACTACGAGTCACTAATCCCACTATATGAATTAACTAAATAGACTTTAGGGGGAGAAATCCCCCACCACTAAAGAGGTGTTTAAATGTCAAAAGTAACCGACTATATCACAAAAGAAAAGATAGAAAAATCTTCAGCATTCCCTATTAAGTTTGAAGGACACGCTAATAACAACTATTTTAAATCTGAAAAAGACTATTTGCAATGGTTAGAAAATGAAAATAGTAAGCACAATGTAATTACATTGTTAAATGAAATAGTATCTAAGAGTAAATACTCCAAGCTTAATCCTATAATAAAAAGAAAGTTAGATACATTTCTAAAAAACTACTCATATCTTGAAATAGAGTTTTGCTTATCTAAATTTAAGGAGGAGATCGGCAGAACTAAGGACAAAGGTTTACCATATTTAGTAACTGTTATAGAAAATAAATTAATAAGGAATCACGAAACTTATGTATCTTATAAAAGGAACAAGGAACATAAAGTTGTATCAGAAGTTGATGCTATTCTTGAAAATAAAATAAATGAATATAAATTTAAAGATGAAAAAGTTGATGTCAGAAGGTGGGTGAAATAGTGCAAAATAGAAAAATAATTGAAGCAAACGTAGTGTTTTGTATGTATAAGAATATTGATCTATTTAAAGATTACGGAAATAAATTAGATATATTTAAATCCTTTGAATTAGAGGAGAGCCAGTTTTACTATTCAATAGGATTAAATTTAGTCAAACAGGGATTTAAAGTTCTTGATGAGGTTGCACTTGAATCTTATTTTACAGATAAGCCATCATCTAAAGAAATCTACTTAGAATATGGTGGATGGAATATAATTAAAGAGATGATTAATATTGTTGAGCTGAAAAATTTTGAAAAATACTATGATGATTTAACTAAGTATAATATAATAAAAGAACTTGAATCTAAAGGTTTTGATATTAAAAATGTCCCCTTAAATACTATGAACTCAAGTCAATTATATGATTATTATGACTACTTAATAAATGATATATTTGTAAAGTCTAATACAGAAAATAAAATTGAAACTCTTGAGATAACTGATGAATATTTGGAAAGTAGATATAATGGTGAGGGATTGGGGGCAAGTATAGGGAGTTCTTCTCCAAGATTAAATTATGACATTGGGGGTCTTAGAACACGAAATGTTGTAATAGTTGGGGGTTCGAGTGGTGCAGGTAAATCGAGCTTTAGTTTTGAGGCTATGATAATACCACTTGTTAAACAAGGTATAGGAACTGGGATAATAAGTAATGAGCAAGATGCACACCAGTTTAGAGATATACTACTTACAGCAGTTTTGGTAAATCAATTTAAATATTATAAAGTTACCCGTAAAAAATTGCAGTCTGGAAATCTCTCAACTGAAGATAAAGTAGTTATAAAAAAAGCTCAATCCATTATAAATGAAAAATATGCTCCTTATATTACTTTTGTTAAGATGTTTAATTATAACATTGAAGAAACAAATAAGGTTATAAAAAAGTTAAGTAGGGAAGGTATATCTCACATATTATATGATACAATGAAAGCAGAAGATAGTATGAACGCTAATTTTTCGGGACAAATGGTAGAGGTATCTAAAACATTATTTACTTTAGCAGATAAGTTAGATATATGTATTATATGGACTCAACAAGCAAGTCTACATAGTTTAAATTCAAGATACTTATCAATGATAAATTTAGCAGGAAGTAAACAAGTTAGTGAGGTTGCGGCTCAAGTTATTATGCTTAGACCTGTATGGGATGATGAGTATACAAATGAAAAATATGATGTAACTCCATATAACTATAAAAAAGGTGAGAATGGTTATGTTAAAGATGAGAATAAACATACAGTTAAAGAATTATTTGAACTTGACAAAGATCAACCCCGTAATATATTAATATTCCTTGCTAAGAATAGATTTGGAGAAGCTGATAAAGTATTCACGTATCTTCAAAATGCCTTATATAATACTTGGAAAGAGACGGGATTTGCTAACGTAAGTCATATAACTAGGAATTAATTATGGATATAAAACAATTAAAAGAATATTTAATTGATAATACAGATTATATTGAGGAACTTCTTGAAAAGTATTTCCATAATGTAAAATACTATTCAGAAAGTGAACAGTGGAGATTTGGTTTTACTGAAAGCTGTAATCCAAATTCTATTAGATTATCTTCACGTTATTTATCTTATAAGGATTATAAAAATAATGAGGTCGGAGATATATTTTCATTGTTTATGAGAAGATTAAGAATAAATTTAGGTAAATGTTTAGATTTAATATCAAATAAAACCTGCTTTGTGGAGTGTAATTATATTAAAAAAAAGATATATGATGGATTTTTTTCAAGTATAACTAAATATCAAGGTGAAAACTTAAACTTTTTCAAGTATGAAGATATTGAAAGTTATCCTGAAATAGTTTCTAAATTTTTATTAAGCGAGGGAATAACAATTGAAGCACAACAAAAATTTAACATAAGATATGATTATGAGAGTAATAGAGTAGTTATACCTGTGTATCTAAAAGGTAACTTAATAGGTGCTATTGGGAGATTAAATTCAAAAAGTGTAGGCGACATACCAAAATATCTTCCTATACTAAGATACCCCAAAAATAAAGTTATCTTTGGATATGATATTAATTATTCGAGTTTAATAAATAATAGAATTTATATTGTTGAGAGTGAAAAAACTGTTATAAAAGCCTTTGGAGAAGGATTTAAAAATCTACTTGCTATTGGAGGTAATTCAATCTCAACAAGACAGAAGGAATTGATCTATTCATTTAATCCAAGTGAAATTATACTCGTGTTAGATAAGGGATTAGGTAAAGATCGTGCAAAAGAATTAGGATATAAACCTAAAGAATATATGAAAAGTTTGATAATTAAAGAATTATCCGAGATAAAAACTAATAATATATTTATAGAAGCAAAGTTAGGATATATTGATTGTAATGATATTGAAGAGGTTAGTGATAAAGAAAATATATTTGATTTAGATTATTGTGATAATATATACTATGATAATCAAGAATATATTAACTATATATGAAAGTGGGTGCATAATGGCGAATGATTTAACTATACCAGATAAATACAAAGGTAAACAAATGTATTCATTTAGTAAACTTGATGGATTTTACAACTGTAAGTATGCTTATTACTTGCAGAGAATTAAGAAAGTTAAAAATAAACAAAACATATGGGGATTACTTGGAAGTACAACGCACGAAGTTATAGAGGGATTAATGAAAGGAGAAATTACTAAGGAAGAGTCTATATTAATTTTAAATAATGAAATTGAAAAAGGGAAACTATTAAGTATTGAGTTTCCAACTAAATCAATGGAAGAAAACTATGTTAAGTCTGTAATACATTATCTTGAGAGATTTGAAAAACCCAATATAAAAAACTTTAAAATAGAACTTAAGGAATTTTTAGAAATTTCTGATAGCAAAGTAATTATAGGATTTATTGATTTGACTATACAACACAATGATGGGAGTATAGAGATAAGAGATTTTAAAACGAGTTCAAAGTTTTCTAAAACTGATTTAAAAAAGAAAGCACGACAGTTGCTTATGTATAGTGAGATGTTAAAAAAACGATATAATAAAATAAATGAAATTAAAGTATCTTTTGATATGTTAAAATATTGTATAGTTAAAGGAGAAAAAGGAAGAGCTAAAACTTGTGAAAGACATAAATTAGTTGCCTTGATAAAAGATAAAATTAAAGATGAATTACTTAATCACTATGATGAACTCGAAGCAGAGGAGATATTACTAAATGCTATAGTTAAAAATAAAATCCCCGAAATAATACAAGATAAGTTTTCTATAGCCCCCTACATTCTTTATTATGAATATACTGAAGACGATATTTCAGAGCTTTATAAGTGGATAGATGACACTATTTTAGAAATAGAAAGTACAGTTGATTACCCTGCTAAAATAGAAGAGGATAGTAAATCAGAATTTTGGTGTACCTCATTATGTGGAGTTAGCGACCACTGTGAATCTTATCAAGAGTTTTTAAGAAAGAAAAATGAGGTGATTGTTGAATTAAACGAAGATGACGACTTATTTTAGATTGGAGTGAACCTATGCCTAAAATTAATAATGATGAATTAGCGGGTAAGATAAAAGAACTACATAAGTCTTATGACTTAGAATTTTATTACACAGACAATTTAGCAACAGCTAAGAAATGGCTTAGCCAAATAAAAGAAAAGGTAACTAATAGCATTGCGATAGATATTGAAACTGGGGGATTTTTATTTTATAAGTATAAAATGTTAGGGATAGGAATTGCCACATCTTTAAAAAAAGGTGTTTACTTTAGTGTAAGAGATTGGAGCGATTCCTCAATAAAAAGTTTACTTACTTTAATAAAAAACCTACCACAAAAGAAAGTTTATCACAATATGTTCTTTGATGTAAAGTTTATGTGGGGTAAATATGGTATTAATATTATGGGGGATTATGATACCCTTACATACTCACATTCATTATATACAGACAGACAATATTATAAAGAGGGGTTAGGATTAAAAGATTTAACAGTTGAGTTTCTACCTTATGGAAACTATGAAGAACAGCTTATTGACTATAAAAAAGACTATTGCAAGTTGAATAAAGTTAAAGTATCTGACTTTTCATATGATTTAATACCGGATGATATATTAACCCCTTATGCTATAATGGATGTTATATGTACCCTCCAACTATTTAATATCTTTGAAAAGACAGTTATACAGTATGAAGAAGGGTATTGGAAGGGGATTAGAAAAGTTATAGAAACTAAACATGAGGCAAATAAATTATATATTGAAGCAAGTGTGCGAGGATTAAAAATAGATAAAGAAAAAGTTTTAGAAATACATTCAGAACTTTCAAGTACCTTAGATATAGTTTCTAAAACAATATTAAAAAATAACGATATAAAAACTGCAGAAAAGTTAATATTTAGAGATGTTTTGAATAAGGCACAGGAAAAAAGAAAAAGCCTATTACCATTATCAAGATGTAGAGTTTTATATAATAAAAATAAATTCAATCTAAATTCAAACCAACATTTAGCAATATTATTTTATGATGTTTTGAAATTAAAAGTTACACGTAAAACTAAGGGGGGGAGTCCTGCAACAGACGTTAAAGTTATAGAGGAGTTCTTAAATCAAGATATAGAAATAATGAAGAGTATAAATGAATATAACAAGATAAATAAAATATTAACCTCATTTTTGAATGTTGATAATGTAAAAAATGAAGATAAAGGAATATGGGGGTTAGTTTCTGATGAAGGAAGAATCCACCCAAACTATAATATAAATGGTACAGTATCCTCAAGGTTAAGTGGTTCTAATCCTAATATATTACAATATCCAAGTAAAGGTATGGCTAAGATAGTTAAAAAGTGTGTAGTAGTTGAAGATGGCTATAAGTTAATAAGTTTCGATTTCAAATCATTTGAAGTTGCTATATTGGGGTATCTCGCTGAAGAGCCTAAAATACAAGAAATGTTATATAACAATCTTGATCCACATTCATATTCTGCATATAATATATTTAAAGATAAAATGAATTTAGAAAGCACTGAAATAAAAGATATAATAGAAGAAATAAAAACTAAGTATAAAGACACTTATAGGGCAAAATGTAAAGCTTTAAATTTCTTGCTTCCTTATGGTGGTGGTGCAGGAGCTTTATCAAAAGAAATAAAAGGAACTAAAAAAGAGGCTCAAGATATGATTGATAATTATTTCCAATCAAATAGTAAAGTTAATGACTATATGAATTATCAAAAGAACTTTGCACATAAAAATGGTTATGTTGAAAATTACTTTAATGCCAGATTATATTTAAGAAATGTTAAAAATTATAACCCCTTTAAAATTCAAATTAAAAAGAACTGGTTGGCTATACCTGAATATAGGGTAACGTCTAACTGGACAATTCAAAGTTTCAACTCGTTCTATTTATACGAGAGGTTAATTAAATTTTTTAAATTTGTAAAAGAAAAAAAAATAGATATACAATTAATGTTTACAATTTATGATAGTTTAATGTTGAGAGTTAATGAAGATATATCAGATGACTATATAGTAGAATTGTTAAAAGAATACTTTGAAGAGGTTTGGAATGGTGTTCCATTTGGAATTGATGTAAGTAGAACTCCTGATGGTAAATATGACTGGTATAGTTATGAGGAGTTGGAATTATATACTACAAATAATAAAGAATTAATTGATAAAAATAGGTTGACAGGCTCAATATAATGTGGTATAATTATATTAATGAAATAATACTGGGAGGTTAAAAATGAGTAAAAATAAGAAAAAATTTAAAGTGTTTACTAATATTGAAAAGGCAATTAGTTACACTGGGAAAAAGAAAGTATTTGATGGACATTAAGTTTATAAATTATCCAATTACTAATTTATGTAAGTTACATTCGGGATCAGATTTTTCAAAGATTACTAATTTAAACAGATTGATATTAAAGGAACTGTGTATATAAATAAAATACTTTAGGAGGAGATGTGATGAA